AACTAGTTTTACCGGTTAACTCCGTTAGATGTGAAATCATTAAGAGTAAGTCGTGTGCGGGCATTACGCACACGTCCGGGGCCATGAACCCGGGACAAGGATTGAAAACCTTGCTGGTTATGCTATTAGGGAGGCTGTGGTACAACCACCTCCCCCCCAGTCTCGTTGCCAATTTGGCGCGAGAGCAGTGCTAGGCACCACCGGTATCACTGTATCCGGTGCTTAGGGACTCTGTGAGCTTACCCACGCTAAAGCCGGATCACACGATCATCCGATCGCCCGGACATGTGGGGTTATCAAGTGTCGTCGGGAGCGGTCACCCCGTAACCCTCGAGGCTTCGAAGATCCAACCCCTTTGAGACATCAACAGTAAACACTCCTAGCAGCACAACCCATAATGCCAAGTGAGAACCTAATTTCTGTCCTACCCGTTGCCCGCGGGCGCGGAGGTCATATAGCTTTTCCATCTTGGAGGGTGACAAATTTTCCCCTAGGCTGCCGTGGAGCGAGTGCGTGTGGGCAAGGCCCTTAATGTAAGGCACGCGGGGTACCTCGAATAGATGTCGCAAACACACCCCCAGCAGTCAGGCGTGACTCAGCAAAACACGCAGGAGAGAGTGTTGGATAGTGAGGACCCCTCGGTTTTTCGGGACGGGGGGGAGGAGTGGAAGGTGGGTGGGGATGGCCGTGTGATCCCCCCCACGTCTGGGTCACCCTACCAGAAGCCTTCTCAGGATTCACACAACCGAGCCCCGCACAACGATCCAGTGTGGGACTCCGACCCGCCGCCCAACAGACCACCCAAGGTGACTGCTGCGCAGGCTGCGAGAGCCAACCGCAGAGTCAGCTGGAAGTTCAGCCCACGGGCGAAGCCCAAGCCCCAGAGGGTGGGCTTGGGCGTCAACATCAGGGACTTGACCACCAGGGAGCTGCTCGCTTTTATAGTGAGCCGCAACCGATACGAGGCTCTCTCCGACGACGAGGGCCCTCAGGAGGAACCAGAGGTGGTCACGCCCAGCCAGTCCCTGATGCCTTACCAGCTAGCCAAGGCTCGCAAGGCCTCCAGCAAGACCGCCATCAATCAGGCGAAGCGCCACCTCAAGGCGGAGAGGATCGGCAAGCAACGACGAGCTACCAGGAAGCCAGTCTCATCGCCCACTCACTTACCACCGCCCTTGCCCTTTGTCTCCAAAGAGCAAGCCGCTGCACCTGTGGAGCGCAAGGCCCAGTGGGAGGAGGAGAAGTCGGTCGTAGCTTACAGTCCGAGCAGCGTGGTGAGCGACGACGACGAAGCCAGGGGGGCCCGCCTGGCGGCGCTTGGGGGTAGCAACAGGCCCCCGCCCTTTGAGCCAGGGCCGCCTGGTAGGCGGCCTGCCGTCATCGACACCACACCAGGAGGCTCTGGCCAGTTTGTGGTCAAGTGGGAGAAAAAGGGCAATTCCATGCTTACCAACCACGAGGGCCGTGTGCTCGTCGTGGATTTCCGCTGGTACACCGTGCCCCACCTTGACGACCTTGGCTGGGTCGGGGCGCATGGGCTTCCCGTGGAGCGGTTCCACCGCTATGTGGAGCGTGGACATGAGCGCGTTCGACTCCCAGTGCCTCTTGTGGCAGCCCTTGGCGAGTTTTGGGCCCACAAGGAGTTCTCCGTGGACGAGTATCTCGTCTCCGTCGAGCATGCCGCCGCCCTCACTCGCCGGATTGCGTTCGACACGCCGGAAGATGCGGAGAACGCGAAGCTGTGGGGCCCTGTCATTGGCTTCGCGCTTCGGGCGCCCGATAGGTCGCGCGCCACGGCGGTTCTCAGTGGCAAGGCCATATCCAGCAAGCTCATTAGCTGGTCCGCCTTTGCTGTCCCCCTCGTTGCGCTCACTGGGATACCAGTGGCTGCTGCTGCACCTGTGGCTGCGCCAGTGGCGCTTGCCGCTGGGGCACTAGTGAGCACCGTGGCTGTAGTCACCACCATCGCCGGCCTGCTCTGGTGGGCAGGCAAGGGTGCGATGGCGCTGGCGCGGGCCAAGGAGGATGTCCTCGCCCTCACTGGGAGTATATCCCCCCCTCACCAAGTCGTTAGACCTCGAGCCGAGGCTGCTATGGTCAGGGTCGCCTACCACGATCGTGAGGATGAGTACGTCAGAGAGGAAGCCCTCTGTACCGGGTTTGCCATTACGGGCTATCGTCCCGTCGTGTTCACTCCGAATGCCTGGAATGAGGCGATGGCACTACGCAAGCGTGGCATGGAGGGGGGTCCCGAGCCTGACCCCTGGGCGCTGGAAGAGTTCTGCACCTTCACTGAGGATCACCTGGAAGAGCTGTACGGGCCTAAGCCGAATCTGGCCATGCCGGTGGGCGAGCGGCTGGCGTTGTACAATCGGCAAAGTGTGGCTGAGTGCAACTCCAGTCCTGCCCTTAAGGCTGCCATGCTCGTGCGGCTGCAAGAACTGGAGGCTGCGGGGAAGTCCTGCCACAGCGTCTTCTCTCAGGAGGAGATATCGTATTTCAACACCAGTAAGATGATGGTGAAACGCGAGACCACGCTCAAGGGCAACAGCGCCTCCGTCGACCTCGACGCTAAGCCCAGGCAGATTATGTGCAGTGATCCCACCAACACTGTGCTTACCATGCCTGCTATCAAGAGGGCCCAGGGGTTCCTCAGGAGTCGGTGGTGTGAGAAGAACTGGCTCGTCTACGCGCCGGGGGCAGACATGGACAAGGTGGCCGATCAGGTCCTGATCAAGAATCCTGTGTGTGCAGACAATAGCGACTATGGGAACTACGATGCCACCAGGCCTGACCCCATACTCCAGCTCTTCGTGATGTGGCTCAGGTGGATAGGCATGCCCAGAGGGACCTGCGACATCATTGCGGCCTCTGGAAGAGTGAGGGGTCGGTCCAGGTGGGGTTGGGAGTTTGACTTCCACGAGCTCCTTGGCTCAGGTCGTGCCTGGACTACTCTCTTCAACACTTGGCTCAACGGCACTATGCGGGCCTTCATGTACTGCCGATCAACTGGGCAGACGATTGCAGAGGCTAAGCAGGTTTTCACCCATGTCAGTGCCGGGGATGACGGCATTAGCCTCTACGATGTGGAGAAGCAGATTGACTGGGCCGGGGAGGCCGCGCGGCTGGGGTTCCTCCTGGAGGTCGAGCGTGTGCGGGAGTTCCATGACTACCAATTCTGCGCCATGCGCCTCTTCCCTACCACTCGTGGGCTTGAGTGGGTAGACTGCCCTGGCAGGGTGATCGCCAAGCTCGGTTGGTCCGTGCGGGCCACCAGCGCGGTTCACGCCCGTATGATAGCCAGGGGGTCAGCCCTTAGTTTCCTCCCACGCTGCTCGGCCATACCCCCCCTTGAGGAAGTGCTTTTGGCCGTTGAGCGGCAGACCAGAGGTGAGGAGGCTGTCATGCCGCATAGTGAGCCGTGGAGGCCCCGTAAGCTTCCTGGGGGCAAGCCTACGGCCGCGACATGGCACGCCCTGTACTGTGTCTACGGCTACACTAGAGAGATGCACCACAGTCTCGTGGGCTGGTTGCGCGACGCGCAGATAGGCCAGGAGTATGACAATCCGATCCTAAGGCTGCTCTGCGATGTGGACACGGGGGGCCAGAAGCGCTGGATTGAGCGCCATCTCCTTGACTCCGGCGAGCCAGTGGGATTTTCTGCTGTCATACCAGGCGGCAGGGACCCAGGTGATGCCCCCATCGTCGATGACTCTATGGGGTTGGTGGGTGATTGGGCAGGTGCCTATGACCTCGTGTGTGAGACTGAAACCCTCTGGTCTGACCCCCCCACCGGAGATGATCCGGCAGCTCAGGTCTTGTACGATGACCCTTCCGTGCAGGTCCTGGTTGCGTGTCCCTTGTGGAGTGGTACCCAGGTGTTCGACGTGAAGGTCGGTACCACAGTGGGTGATCTCTACGACCTTCTCCGTCTCCGACCGCATGGCTCAGCCATTGACGTCAGTGTCAATGGCAGGCCTGGCCTCCACTCCACTGTGTTGGATGAGGGGGCCGCCGTCATGTTTAGGTTGAAGTTGAAGGGGGGTGTCAGGATACAAGAAGTCGTGGCTGAACTCACTAGGCGGTCCAGGTCCCGTTCGAATAAGGGCCAGGGGAGGAAGAGGGCCAAGACGCCGAAGCGGGCTAAGTCGGCCAAGGGATCCCGCAAGCGTAGGGGCAAGACTGTCTCAGGCAGGGGCGGGACTCGCCTCATGGCTCAGCAAGATGTCCAAGGCTCTGTCTCTTCGGCCCCTGCCCCCACGAATAGCGTGGCTAGGCCTAACACCTCTCGTGTCGGGAGGAAAGGGGGCGAGGCCAGGGCGTTTTGTGACTCTGGCGAGGACTTCTGGCAGAATGTGCCAGCTGGGACTTATGCCTCTGGCCAGGTTATCCTCGTTTCGCCCATAACCATCTCCCAGATGGGTTCGTGGCTCAAGACCCTTCTGCAGCTCTATGAAAAATGGCGCATTACGAAGCTCCACATGAGGTTCGTCACGTCTGTGGGCTCCAATACGACAGGCAACGTCATGATGTTCTTCGACCCCGACCCCACCAACAACTGGGCTGCGTACGTCACGGGACCGGACCTGCTCAAGCGGGCCTTCACCATGGCGGGCCGTGTGGACTTTTCCCTCTGGCAGAGTGCCACTGCAGTCTGCCCCCCTGGGTCTTGGCTTTGGACCCAACCACAGGGCTCCGATGTTCGGCTGTTCTCGGCTGGGTCCTTTGTCATGATGGCGGTCACTGGCTTCACAGCTGGCGTGGACATTGGTGCCGTGTACATGGATTGGTCTGTGGAGGCAGTCAACAAGACCTACAACCAGGCTGCGTTCACCATGACCACCGTGGCCATGAACGCCACCACTTCTGCCGCCATCTTTCCTGGCCCCGCCAGCACAACACTTGGGTATGCGTTGGCCCCATGGGCCGGTGGGACCCCTGTTATTGGCGACTGCAACAGGTCCATTTCCTTGGGCATCCCCTGTGCCGTTGCGACGGGGTCCGAGGCTACGGGCAAGGTGCTGAGGTCAGCATCAGGTGGGTCGTTTACGATGAGCGGCGGACAGCCGCTTTTCGCGTTGGGTTCTGGCGAGTACCTCATCCATGTGGTGGGTGACACCCATGCGAGTGTCCCTTCCGCGGTGCCCGCCAATTTCACCCCGGTGTGCACCACGGCTGCCTTCATACAGGCCGTCGATTCAGGCGCCACGACTAGTACCACTGGTTTTCCCAATGCGGTGGAGACTACTTGGATAGTCGAGATACCTGACGATGTCCATGACGTAGCCCACCCGATGGATGCCAATAATGACACCAGCCTTGCCACGCCCACTTTCGTCACACCTGGGCTGACACCACCCACATCTGATTGGTGTTTCATGGATGTGGTCACCAACACCATTGGGCTTGCCGCCAACATTTACAACATCATGGCTGAGATTACCGAAGTTGTCACTCCGATCCTCGGGGTGTTACTCGGTCAGCCACATACCAGGCCCAATGTTAGCAGACACCTCCACAACAAGCGCAGCACCACCTTCCTGTATCAGACCGGGAAGATGAAGCTGCTTCACCACGCGGCTGAGCGGACATACATGTCCCTCACCGCCTCTGACGAGGTCCTTTTTACTCAGTTCCAGAAATTCCGCCGTATGCATTCGCTGGCTATTGTCGACGACGACGAGCGCACGCTGGAAGAAGAGGAAGGACCCTCCCCCAAGGCCGAAAAGGCCACTGTGCAGGTACCTAGGACCCCCACGGCATCTCAGAGTGCCCCGGGGAGTGCCAAGGCGGGTAAGCGAGGTGTCTTGGTCCATGGGCATTACATGGTCTAACTCACTCCCTTCCTTCCCCAAACCTGCACTGTGCGCGTCACGCGCAACCCTTTCAGTCTTCGGGACTGGCAAGAGCATCGTGCTCAACTACCAAATTCAGGGCCAATGTGACCAACGTTGTGGATCGTAACCACCTCTCCAGCGGGGGCGAATCAGAAGTACCCGCTAGTCAACCAAGATCCAC